GGTTTCCTATAGCAACTAACGTATTAAGATACGATGTTACTGATGGTCAAATATATAGAACATATGATGTAATCAGAAAGTATAAAGATGGGATTCCATATTTATATGATAAAGTAAATCATAAATTTGAATTCACTAATATAGATACCTTAGATTTAGACGTGGTAATAGCTGTACCATTTGAAGAATTACCTTCAGTATTCCAAAGATATATAACTTATAGAGCTAGTGTACGGGCAGCTATACAACTAGTCAGCAACCCACAACTAGTAGAACTATTAAGAGTACAAGAAGCTCAAGCACGTGCTAATTGTGTTGAATATGAATGTAATCAAGGTGATCATTCCTTTATGGGATGGGAAGCTGAAACTTCTTACAATGCATTCCAACCTTATAAATCATTACGGAGGCATTGATGGCAGGTATTACACAAACCATCTCTACCTATTGGGGTGGTATATCAGAACAGCCAGATGAATTAAAAAAACCAGGGCAAGTAACTGATGCTATTAATGTATTACCTGATGTTACACAAGGATTATTAAAACGTCCTGGTAGTAAATTAATAAGTGGTAATTTAAATAGTTCATTAGAAGGTAAATGGTTCAGTTATTATAGAGATGAAACTGAACAATATATAGGTCAAGTAGCTAGAGATGGTGATATAAAAATGTGGAGATGTAGTGATGGTTTTGAAATGACTGTCACTCAAGATGCTGCATTAAAAACTTATCTAATGCATACTTCAGATGACCATATACAAACTTTAACTTTAAATGATTTTACTTTTATAACAAATAGATTAAAGACTACTGCAATGGGATCTACTGTTGAAACAGTTCGATCTGCAGAAGCATTTATAGAGTTAAAAAAAGTAGCTTATTCTAGTCAATATGCAATAAATTTATTTGATGATGATACTACTCAAGCTGTTACAACTGCTACAAGGTTAAGTGTTACGTCTTCTGTATTAGATACAAACAGTTATTGTCCTAACGTTGGTACAGAAATATTTAATGTTGACGGACCTACTGGTACAAGACAAATAATTTTAGTATCTGGTATTACTAAAGGATCACATAATACAGATGATTTTTTAGAAACTGATAATGAAGAAACTTATACGTTAACTTATGATAGTACTACTGTTACAACAACTTCTACAGATGGTGATTTAGCTGAAATTGTTAATGAATGGCAACGTCACGCTAATTATGATTCCTTTCCATTTGTAATTCACTATGTTGGTAGTAATTCATTTAGAATTATTTATAAAGCTGTTGGTGATAATAGTTCAACCGCTGAAATAGATAAATTCACTATTGTAGGAAATGGTTTAACTATAAACAGAACTACTACTGCTGATGGTACCATAGCTGCTGTTGCAGGAACAGGTACTGCAGCTGGATCAGGTGGTGTAAATTTATATTTTAGAATTACAAACACAGGTCAAGCAGTACCAGAACCAGCTTCGACAACTCCTGTATATGAATGTCGTTACACAACTACTGTTGATTTATTACATGGTGGTTCAGGTTGGGACCAAGATGAAGAAGTAGAAGTGTTAATGAATGGTGCTATACATACTATAAAAATAGATCAAATAAGTACAGCAAACGTACAAGCTAACCTTGGTCTAATACGCCCTACACCTACTTCATTTGATGCTCAAACTACAGTTACTGCTGAAAGTATATTAGGAGCATTACAAACAGATATAATAGCTGCTAATGCTACTTGGGATGCTTGGCCTTCTAGTGGAGAAACTAAAGATACAGTTGGTGTAAAAATTATTGGTAATGGTATTTATATTAGAAGAGATGTCGATACTAAATTTAATATAGCAACACCCGTAGGAGAATTATTAAACGTATTAACTGATGAAGTAAGAGACGTAGCTGAATTACCTAAACAATGTAGACACGGTTATGTAGTTAAGGTTGCTAATAGTGAAGCTGATGAAGATGATTACTATGTTAAATTTATAGGTAAACTAAGTTCAGGTGGTACTGAAGGTGATGATAACGATTACTTAGATGGTGATGGTGTCTGGGAAGAATGCCCTCAACCAGGGGTTAAAACTACCTTTGATGCAACTACAATGCCAATTCAACTAGTACGTTCTAGTGCTACTGAATTCACTGTATCAACAATTGATTGGGATCCACGTCAAGTAGGGGATACTACAACTGTACCTGAACCATCTTTTATAGGTAAGACAATTCACAACCTCCTATTTTATAGGAACAGGTTAATCATGCTTAGTGATGAAAATGTTATCCTGTCAAGACCTGGTGATTTCTTTAATTTCTGGCCTAAATCTGCTATTACATATACAGCTACAGACGTTATTGATTTAAGTGTTAGTAGTGAATACCCTGCTATTGTGTATGATGGTATCTCAGTAAACGCTGGTATAGTATTATTTACACCTAATAAGCAGTTCATGTTAACTACAGATAGTGATGTCTTAAGTCCATTAACTGCTAAGATAAATTCCGTTGCTAATTATAATTTTAACTATACAACTAATCCATTTTCGTTAGGTACAAGTGTAGGTTTCTTAGATAATGCTGGAGCTAATTCTAAATTCTTTGAAATGGCTTCTGTATTAAGAGAAGGTGAACCTGTAATTGTAGATCAAAGTAAACAAGTACCTAATTTACTACCTAAAGATTTAACACTTGTAGCAGATTCCAGAGAAAATAGTATTATTTTATTTGGTACTAAAGGTAAAGACACTGTTTATGGTTATAGGTATTTCAATACTACTAACCAACGAGTACAAGCATCTTGGTTTAAATGGAAATTTAGTGGTGATGTACAGTATCATTGTATGTTAGATGATGCTTATTTTCTTGTAGTTAGAAATGGTAGTGGTGATGTTATACAACGAATTGATATTGCATCAGATCCTGATGATATCACATCTTCTATAACTGCAGATGATGTTAAATATAGAATACATTTAGATAATTATTCTTTTGTAAGAGCACCTGTTAGTTATGATGAGGATACAGATCTAACTACAATTACTTTACCTAACGGGTATAATAGTGGTAATACATTAGCAGCATACTACGCAACAGATGATATTGCAACAAGAAGAAAAGATCCAGATGAACTAGGTGCGTATGCTATTGCTACACAAGTTACAGGTGATACATTTACAGTACCAGGTGATTTTACTACTGGGTTTTATTTAGGTTATTTGTTTGATATGGAAGTCAAACTACCTAGTATATATGTACAACAACAGGTAGGAGATGGTAATTTCAGAGCAGATATACAATCATCCTTAGTAGTACATAGAGTTAAATTAAGTTTAAATCATACGGGTACTTATACTAGTACTTTAAAACGATTAGGTAGATCAGATTATACTCAAACATTTGAAGCTATTACTAGTGATCTATATACAGCTAACACAGTAGGTTTTAAAGATACAAAAGTATATACTATACCTGTATATGATAGAAATACTAATGTAACAATAGACATTAAATCAAGTAATCCTTCACCTGCAACATTAAATTCATTAAGTTGGGAAGGTGATTATTCATCCAAATTTTATAAACGTGTCTAAATATATACACCCAATCACATTGAAGGCTGCCAAAGAGGTGGCCTCTAATTTACGTCCAGAAGACCGTAGAGAAGTCGAAGAGGGTCATGGGCAGGATCCGATGGAAGTGTTAGTTTACGCTGCTCAGAACACCCCCTGTGTCTATTTCACGGTGCCTAACGGCAAGACTGCTGGAATGGCTGGAGTACACCCAGGTGGACAGATATGGATGTTATGTACACCCGCTATCCATGATTATCCAATATGGTTTGCTAGACAAGCTAAGCGTTATGTCGAAAACCAATCAGAAAAGTTACTGTGGAACTTTGTTGATAAACGAAACAAAGTCCATCTTAAGTTACTTAAATTCCTAGGGTTTAAATTTTTAAGGGAATTCAAACACGGACCCAACCAATTATCCTTTATAGAATTTTGCCGTGTGCACAGCAACTGCTGCAGTCATAGGAGTCTCGCAGGGATTCTCAGCACTGCAAGGGGCGTCCCAAGCTAGAGCTAGAAATAAAGCTGCTAGACGTCAATATGAAGACCAACTAAAACAACGTGAAGCAAACTGGTATCAGTCATTAACTGTATGGGGAGCAAGACGTAATAAATATTATGCTGAATTAAATGAAAATGATTTAGCAGCTCAACGTGGTTATACCCAAGCTCAACAAGGTTTAAACGATGTATTTGCTGCCGCTGCTCAAAGAAATGAACAAGCATTAATTAAATATTTTAACCAAAGTGGTAAATTAGCAGCCGCTGGTAGAACAGGTAGAACCGCAGATAGAATTGCAACTCTTGATATAGCAGCATTAGAACGCCAAGCTGGTAAAGAATTGTATCGTTTAACTAGATCAGAAGAAGCATTTAAACAGAATGTAACAAATATCAGAAATGCTCAACGTAGTCAAAGAAATAAATTATTTGCTAATGTAGCATTTGCACCAGTACCAGGTTTAACACCACCACCTCCAGTATATGAAAACGCTTCTCCAGTTTTAGGTTTATTAAGCGCAGGTTTACAAGCTGCAGCCCAAGGTGGAATGTTTGACGGTGGACCAGGTAATGCAGCAGGTTCACAAGGTGATGCAACGGACAACGTTTGGAATCAATATGCTCTGCAAAATGCAGGTGCAAATGAACTATATCCCCGTCCATATGGGTCTAGATACAGCTAACTAAAAAAAAACAACTTATGACATCATCATTTCAAGGTGGAGAATTCCGACCTATTGACCAGTTGGATTTCGTACAAACCAACATTAACTTTGCTAATCAGCAAAGCAATGAAGTTTCAAAGTGGGTAAATCAGAGAGCACAACGCTCTACTAGGGCAACGCAAATAGCAGGTAAAGAGTTAGGTCAATTAGCTGAGTTTTCTAAATCATTCATGGGTTGGGCACAAGCTTTTGAAAAAAAACAAGAAGCTAAAAGAAATGTTGAAGCTCAACAATGGTATTTAGAAAACGGTTTACCACAAGACCAAGCTGATGAATATAATAATAGAAAAAATAAATTACAAAAAGATCATTTAGAAATTAGTAAAATTTATAATAATGATCCTGAATTAAATAAAGATGAAGCTTGGGAAACTAAAGAAAGATTTGTTAATTTAGCTCCTTGGAAACAAGCAAAAATTATTGAATTGGACACTGCTAAAAGAGCAGCAACATATAATTTAAATGATAATGCTGAACTTAATAGATCTTTAAATAAAGGTGAATATCAAGGAAAATTGAATGCTTATACTGCAGAATTTCTAGAACAATTTAATGGGATGAACCCAGCCTTATTAGAAGAAACTGTTTATAAACGTATAAGATCAGTTCAAGCAAACCATCTACAACAATGGAATGCTAAAAGAGCTGCTGAAATAAAGCAACAAGAAATAGATACTATTGAAGATAGGTTCGATGCTAACTTAATAAATCCTATAACTGATGTAGATGGTAACACAAGTGTTGGTTTTAATGAATACGTTACTGATAGAGTAGCAATGGGAGCCTCGTCTAGACAAGCATCAGATGAAGCTATAAATAGAATTAAATATCGTATTAGTTTAAATACTGCAGACAATCAATTTGTAACAGATGACAGTCTAGAAAAGTTAGGTGATGAATTAGTATTTGATAAAAGTAAAGGAAAAACTGTTCCATTAAAAGAGCATTTTGCTTTAAAAGATCAATTTATAGAATTAGAAAAAGCTAAAAATGCACAAGATACTAAGGATTATAGAGCTAAAAAAAATGAAAGAACAGTAGACTTTAATGAAAAGAAACAATCTGAACTAGATGCTTTTGTAGACAATCCAGAAACATTAACTGCAGCTAACGTTCGAAAAACTAAAGAAGAATTTGCTGAAGACTTTCCAGAATTTATAGGTGAATTATCTATTTTTGATAGCTTACTAGAAAACTTTTCTACAGAAGGTAAAAAGCTTAATAAAGCAAGAGAAGATGCACGGGAGTTAATTAATGCCGAAAGATTTGATTCATATGCATTTAGTTTATTACCACCACGTTTAAAATTAGAGTCTGAATTTAAAAATGCAGCTAGAGAACAAACTAATGTTTTACCTCAAAAAATAAAAAATGAAGAGGCAATTGAGAATAGGGTACTGAATGCTTTGGGTAGAGATAAAAATATAAGAAGTTTAAATTCAGCAACAGATGCAGCTGATATAGCAAAAAAAGCTTATAGGGAAGCTGTAAAATCTGAAGTATTTAAAGGTGAACCATTAGTCGAAGCTCATAAAACAGCTATGGAAACAATGAATGGTTGGTTTCAAAATTGGGCGAAAAATACGTCGTTAGTATTAAGTGCCGATGAAATTAATGATGGATATGATTTACAAAAAGTAGAAGACACACTTTCTGGACTAATACCGTCACTTAAGAAAAAAGAAGGAATACGTCATACAACTTCAGATATGAACTTAATTCTTAGCGAATATGGTGATAAAGCTTTAGATACAAAAGTTGCATGGACTGGTCCAGATGCTACTGTATTTTTTACACGTAAAGAATTAGAACGAATCACAAAAGAAATGAGTCAACCTGACTGGATACCTAATGCTAAAGTTAGATATTTACAAAGACATTTTGGAAATGATCCAAATAATCCTTTACGTTATCATGATGTTATAAATAAACAACGTAAGGTTTTAGGTATGACATCTATAGATGAGACACCTGCTACAGAAGTAATTAAAAAACTAAATCCAAAAGATCAGGGTATAGTTAATACCGCACAAAATCCTTATCAAGTTGACAGAGCGTTTGGTAGTTATGGTGAAAATACAAATCAATATTGGATACCAGAAATTGTACCAGATGGTGCTGGTGAAGAAATTACTAAAGCTAGTAAAGAATTAAACCAATCACCTGTAGATATTGCAGCTGCTTATGAATTAAATATTTTATACCCTGAGCTTACAACAGGTGACAGAGTATTTTCTCCTAATGAAGATTCAAAATATAGTTTGTCTCAATATGGAAAAGAATTTTTTAGACTTGGTTATAAATATAGCGGCGGCGACAAATTTTATTTAAATGAATTAAAGAGATTTTAAACATGGGATTTAATCCATTAGATGAGGTTTACGATGGAGTGCCTAAATTATCTGAAGAATCTAAACGATTATTTGAAGAATCGGGAAATGATCTACAGATAGACGACACTCCAAAGGAACAAGTTCCTAATCAACAATCAGTAAATCAATCACAAACAAAAACACAACAATCTTCTACGGAAGATGAAGAACAAACTGAAGATCCTAACATAATCCAAAAAACTGCTGAATATGCTTTAGCTGTACCTACGGGTGTAGTTGATTTTGGCGTTGATCTTTTAAATAAAGTTTCACCAGGAGGCCGACCACAAACATATGCACCATTTAAACTGACTGATGATAAAGGCAATCTTAATCAAGTACCTACATTTCAATCAGAAGGTGCTCAAGCATTAAGAGAAATTTCTTCAGTTGTAGTGCCTACAGTATGGGCTACAGCTAAACTTAGAGGGTTAGGTAAACTAGCTCATAGTAAAGTTGGTTGGTCTTTAGGTAATGACGCAGCTTTTAAATGGTTTGCAGGAGCTGGTTTAGGTGCAGGTGCAGGCGCATTAGTAGATGAAACAGCTTCTGTACAAGAACGAGATCATAACTTAACAGGCACATTACAAAAATCTTGGCCTAAAACATGGGGTTGGATACCAGATAATTGGGCTACTTTAGATTCTGATAGTCCTGAAATTTTTAGACAGAAAAATAGAAATGAAGGTATTGGTTTAGGTTTACTGGCAGATATATTATCACCAGTTGGACGCTTATTTAAAGGTCGTCAGAAACTTAAACAAGCAACTAGTTGGGTACCAAAAAATGAGAAAGCTAAAGCATGGCTTACTAAAAAAAATAAAAAAGTTAAACTTTCAGAAAATCCATTTGAAAATGATTTGCTTTTATCTGCTAAAAATAGAGATGATCAATTATCAGACTTAGGTAGATCTGCTTTAGAAGACGGTGCAGATGAAACAAAACCAATTTTAGGTGTACATGACATATATGATTACACTGAACAAGGTGTAAGATCAGCTGATGAAGGTGGTATTGTAGGTGCTGGTACTGATCAAGTAAAAATTATTAAACAAATTGATACAAGATACGGACGTATTCGTTCTATTTTTAGTCCTAAAGAGTTACGTGAACTTTTAACTGGGAAACAAAACCCATTAAAGTTTATGAAAAAATTAGGAAAAGAACTAAAAGAAACAGAAGTTGATTATATAGGAAGTAAAGGTAGAGTAGTTACACATGCTGACACTTTAAGAGAAGCTGAGAAATTAGGTGCTGCTTTATATGATACTGATTTAGATGGAATGAAAAACATCTTACGACCTTTATCTCAAGTAGATCCTCAGACTGGAGCAAGGAAGCTCACCAATGAAGCCTATAGGGGCGTCATGAAAGCGATAAGTAAGTACAGTGATGAATTCATCAATTTAGATTTAACACGTGCTCAGGGTCTTTCTGCAATATCTACAGCAGGACAAATTTCAGACATGGCAGAAGGTGTTAGATTAATGGATGATACACCTGCAGTATCAAGAGGTACAGAGCAGATCTTAGATCGTATTGAATTCTTAATGAATTTAAAATCTCAAACTTCACTTACAAGGCAAAAAGCTTTTAATATAGGAGATATTGTAAAACGTTTAAGAGACAAAGGTAGCGAGTTATTACCTATTGATGCTGTTAAAGCGATGGGTAATGAGACTAATGAAACACTTAGATCTTTAGAACGATTAGCTACTGAAAACAAAAATACTATTGAAACTTTACGTCAAGTAAAAGAACAGCGTCCACAAATGCTTGGACCTTTAATGCTGGCTTATGAAGTAACAGATGGTAAAATTGCATCTATGTCAGCTTTAAATGAATACGTTAGAAATTCTACGGGTACTATATCTAAAGCTTTTTTTGATGGTCGTGCTGATATGCCATCTGCATGGACACAAGGAGTATGGGCAAACATATATAACTCTGTACTTTCAGCTATAGGTACACCACTTAAAGCTGCACTTTCTAATACTATACTTATGATTGAAAGACCTGCAGCAACATTTGCAGGTGCTATAGCTGGTAGAGAGTGGGATACGTTAAAACGTGCTCATTACATGTATAATGTTGGATTTGCAGATACATTCCAGAGATCATTTGCACATATGAATCAAGTATTCAAACGTGCTTCAGTTGATCCAAACTCTGTAGGTTACATATTACGTGACGATATAGCTAGAAAAAATGAACAACAAATGGGTTTATTAAAGTCTTTTGCTACAGCAGCTGAAGAAGAAAATAACTATGGTCCATCTATTGTTGTAAGTCAAATAGAAGCAATGAACGATTTAGCTGAACATCCTTGGCTAAGATTCAGTGCTAATGCTATGTCAGCTTTTGACGGATTTACTAGATCTTTTATTGGTAATATTGAAGCTAGAGCTAGAGCTTACGACAAAATAATGGTAAGTGGTGGTCAACTAACTCCTAACCGAGTTAGAGCTATGGCACGTAATGTTTATGGTGAAATGTTTGATGAAACAGGTGTTATAACAGATAAAGCTGTTGAATACGCAAGTAGAGAAATAGCTATGAACTTAGATAATGCTGCTGTTACATCACTTAATGAATTAGTTAAAACAGTACCTGCTATAAAACCCTTTATGATGTTCCCTAAAACCTCAATTAATATGATGAGGTTTGCAGGTTCTCATAACCCAGTTGGTTTATTTACGGATCAAGTAAATGCTTTTAAACTTCCATTTGAAGAAATGGATGAATTTAAAGTAGATCAATTGTTAAGTTCTAGAGGTGTTGCTTTAGATGGTAGTAAACAAGCTGCTTATGATACTATAAGAGCAGAATTGAAAGGTAGAAAAGCTATTGGAACTCTCTCAGTAATGGGAGCTGGACTATTATTTACTCAAGATAGATTAAGAGGTAATGGTTTACACGATAGAACACGTCAAAGAACTAGAAGGGAGTTAGGTTGGAAACCTAAAACTTATAAAGGTTTAGATGGTAATTGGTATAGTTATGATAATATGGGTCCAATAACAGACTGGTTAGCTTTAACTTCTGATATTATGGACAACTTTGATACATTAGATGAACCAACTATAAGTACATTACTTAATAGAGTTGGTTTTATTTTAAGTGCTAACTTAACTGATAAATCATTTACAGCTGGATTAGAACCTCTTGGTGATGTTTTAGCTGGAAACCCAGCAGCTGCAGCTAGATGGGCCGGATCATTTGGTAGTGGTTTGTTACCAGGCAGCGGTTTTAGAAATGAATTTGCTAGACTTATTACTCCTCAACTAAAAGAAGTAGAACAAGAATTTGGTCAAATACTAGCTAATAGAAACCCAGGTCTTAAAGAACAACTACCAGATCTATATGATTGGATGGATGGTAGTAAAGTAGGTGAACCTATGGGATTCTTTGCACGTGCTTGGAATGTATACTCACCTTTATGGAAAGTAAGTGAAAAATTATCACCTGAAAAACAATTTCTTATAGATATTGAATTTGATGGTAGACCAAGTTTACAGACTAATGGTAAAGGTTTAGAATATACACCAGAACAAAGATCTGAAATTACTAGATTAATGGGTGAAGAAGGATATTTTGCTTCAGAAGTTCGCCGTATTATGAATACCAACCAAGGTAAATCTTTCCGTAAAGATTGGAAAAAAGCTGCTGAAGGTGGTGTTTATATGGATCGAAAGCTTTTTCTTGATGTACAATATCAATTAACCCAAGCACTTAAAACGGCTAAAAAAAGAGCTGAATCTCGTATAAGTTCATCTTATGACATTCAACGTAAACAAGCAACTAATACAGCTATAAAAGATGCAACACGTACGGGAGATATAAAGAGAATATTGAATTTACAAAGAAATTATTAAATTAAAAGATGGCTACAACTAAAAATTATTATACAGGTGACGGTAATACAACTGCCTTTACCTTTATATTTCCATATTTAAACACTAGTCACATCAAAGTAAAACTTGATGGAATAGTGCAAGCGACAACTGAATACACACTGACGCCAACTTCTAATCCAACAACTGTTAATTTTAATACCGCCCCAACTAATCTTGCTCAA